CGCTGCCGGATGGGCGGGGCATCCGAGAAGAGAATCGCACGATACGTCAAAAAATCTCGCCAGCGCCACGATGACATCTTTGTCGGGGGCACGTGTGCCTCGCTCGTAGTTCCCGAGCGCCGATTGGGATATCCCGATTTTCTCAGCAAGCGCCGCTTGAGATAGGCCGTGGCGCTTACGGAGCGTTTCTACTTCATACCATTTCATGGGTCGTCCCCCTTTAGTCCGGCAGCTTGAACTGCTCGGGCACATCGTCGTTACATGGCTTCCAGCGCTTGTCCGGCTCCGGCCGCGGCGCCTGGGAAGCAGATTTCTTAAATGTCTGCGTCTGGCCGTCGAAGGCCAGCATGAGCGCGATATTTGCCTCGCCCTCTTTGTTCTTCGCGATGTTGAGGATGCGGCGGCTCCGGCTGTTGTCCGGCTCCTCGCGGTACAGCAGCATCACCACGTCCGCGTCCTGCTCGATCTGGCCGGATGATCGGAGTGAGGCCAGCGTCGGGGGTGGGATCTTGCCGCCCTTGGTCTTCTCGGGGCGGGAGAGCTGGGAGAGCGCGATGACGGGCGTGCCGGTCTGGCGGCCGAATTGCTGGAGATCGCTCGAGATTTTCGAGACGACCTGAAACTGGTCGGCGCTCGCGCGGCCTGTGATGTCCGACTTGATCTTTTGCAGGTAGTCGATGAAGATCACGTCGTAGCGCTTCGAAAGGCTGTGCGCCCGGATGTCCTGGACGGTCATGCCGCTGGCCTCGATGAGGTCAAGCTTCAATCCGCCCAGCCGCTCGGAGAGCACCGCGACGGTTTCCCAGTCGGTCGCGTTCATGGCGTTGAGTTTTAGCTTCGGCAGCCCGATCTGCGCGGTCATGGCGATAATGCGGTCGAAGAGCTTGTCGCAGTCGGTCTCGTAGCTGTAAAAGCCGACGCGCATCGTCTTCGCCATCCGCACGGCGAGCGTCAGGGCGAGGCTCGTCTTGCCGTCCGACGGGTAGCCGCCGAGGACGACCATATCGCCCCGGGAGGCGTACACGTTTTCGTTGATGTCCTCGAGCCCAAAGTCTAAGTACACGGGCTTTGCGTCCGGGTCGTGCCGCTGGTAAAACTGCGTCAGTGCGGCGGACATGTCCACCACGCGCAGCCCCGGCCGCTCGACCAGCTGGGCGTTTGCCTCATTGACCAGCCCGCGCAGATCGTCCTCGTCGTCCGTGTCCTGCATCCGCTGGGCAATACCTTGCAGACGGCTGACTCTGGCCTGCTGCTTTAAAAGCTGCATGTAGCTCTTGACGTTGGCCGCCGTCGGCGTGACCTGGATCAGCTCCATGAGGAGTTTGTCGTACTTGCCGCCGAGCCGCGCGTTGATCGTCACTGCGTCGCAGGGCTCGCCGCTCGAAAACTGCGCCCGGAAGGCGAGGAAGACTTGCCGGTAAGCGCCGGTCGTAAAATCGTCCGGGGTCACGTCCTGAAGCACAAGCCCGACCGTCTTTTCATCGATCAGCATCGCGCCGAGGACGGCCTGCTGCGCCTCCAGCAATTTTTTGTCGTCGCTCACAGAAACCTCACACCTCCCGTATCAACCTCGCGAGCCTTCGGCTTCGGCAGTTCGTCGTCCTTCAGCGGGAAGACGCTCAGCCATTGCCGTTCCGTTGCGAGGTCAAGCAGCGCGGCCATGTTTGCCGAATCGCCGTCGGACAGGCGCATGAGCTTGTTCCAAAGCAGTGTGGCAGCCTGCTTGGACTTGACCGGTTTTTTGATCTCGACCCGCATTTTCAAGAACCGCCCCATCGCCTCGGTGGCAGACGGACCGTAAAGCGCGCACTTGGCAAGGAGGGAGGCGGCGACGTCGCCAGACGGCGCACTTTCTTTTTTCTTTTTCTTTTTATTATCTTTTTTATATCCATCCTTATATATAGACCGGGAAGTTTGTCCCGGTACCCCGGGATTTTTGTCCCGGTACGTACCGGGCTGTTCGTCCCGGTACCCATCATCCTCGTCTAGGATGACCGGCGCAGCGACCACGGGGGAAATGTAGCGGATGGAGCCGCCCGTCTTGCGGTTCGGCACGACGCGCACCTGGATGTGTCCGTCATGCTGCAAGGCTGCGAGCCAGCGCCGGATCACGTCCTCGGAGCAGTGCATGGCGGCGGCCAGCTGGGCGTTGCTCGGCCAGCAATAGCCCTCGCGCCGCATGAGAGACGAGAGCACGCCGTATAAAATCTTTGCATTGGCTTGCAGCTGCATATCGTCTAAGACGGTTGCGGGGATCACGGACCAAAACGCCCGAAAATCTTGATTTTCCAAAAAATCACCTCCCCCACACTTGCATTTGGCAGCAAACCGTGATAAACTAAAGATGCCTTCATGGTGTTGCAAAACACCAGTCCCGTGCAGTCGTTCGCAGCGGCTGTGCGGGATTTTTTTACGCTCTTTTCCATCGTCCGCACCTCAGATCATGCTGTAATTCGCGGCAAGCCACGGGAAGGCCACGAAGGCGACGACAATCGAGCTCCACATGAGCTTCTCGGCCAGTTTGTAAAAGTTGCGCATAGTTATCCTCCTTTGTTGTAAGCGACGGCCAGCGCGCTTTGAATGATCTCATCGAGTTTGGAGACGATCCGGTCAAACTCCGGCCGCTCCGTGTCGTCGATTACGCCGTCTTTTGCAATCGTAATCAGGCGGCGGTCTTCGCGCGCGTCGGCAAAGTCATAAATTTGGTCAATGAGCCGCAAGACGGCCTCGGGCAGATCGCACTCCCGCACATCGGGAATGAGCCGCTGGGCGATCTCGCTCGTCTGGCGCAGGTGCTGGTAGCACAGATACTGCGCGTCGTAAATTTCCGCCATCCGCACAACCGTCTCCGACGGCGGGATGCGTACGCCGCTCTCATAATCGGCGAGGCTCCGCACCGAGCACGGAATCGCGTCGGCTGCGCGCTCCTGCGTGATGCCCTTGGCAATGCGGGCGGCTCCGTAGATATTTGGCATATGTCCTCCAATCCGGCAGCAAGTCTGCAAGCCGCCTTTGCCCTCCGGCAGGTATTTCGCGTGGATTTGCGGGGTATACTTTGCTATGATTTTCGCGTCAGCCAGCGAGCCAGCTCCGTCAGCGGCACGGCGTACTTGTTGCCGATCTTCCGTGCCGGGAACTCCCGGTCGGCCAAAAGCGTCCGCCGGTCAAGCCCGAGCGCCGCCTGGCACTCCGTGACCGTGATCGCCGCCCGTGCAGGAAACATGTCCGTCAGCAGCTCCAGCTGCGGTCGGTAGCCTTCTGCTTCACGCATCTTGCCTCCTCCTCTCTAAGTCAATTCTTCCGGCGGCTGGTAGAGCTCGTCGATCGTGCAGTGCAGCGCCGCCGCCAGCTCTGGCAGCTGAGACGCGCTCGGGTAACATTCGCCGCGCTCCCACTTGCCGACTGCTTGCTGACTGACTTTCATTGCCTCAGCCAATGCAGCCTGCGTTAAACCTGCGGCGCAACGGCGCTCTTTTAATCCTCTCGTTGTTGCCACCTCCTTTTTACTCCTGTAGGTTGTAAATTATATATATCACTCTTTGTAGTTGTTGTCAAGCCTTTTTTATTGCAAATTACAACTTACGCGTGTATTATTTTTACAGAGGTGATCCATCTATGTTTCCAGAACGACTGAGAGAAGCGCGGAAGGCGAAGAACCTCTCTCAAAAAAAGATGGCATCACTGCTATTTTTGTCGCAGCAAGCCTATGCAAAGTATGAAGTTGGCACAGCAAAGCCGAACTCCGAGACCTTGGCAAAAATTGCGGCAGCATTGGATGTGTCAGTGGACTATCTGCTAGGCGTCCAGCCGGAAACAAAAAGCCCCGCCGAAAATCTCAGCGAGGCAAAACGGGAAATGATTGAATTGGTCGACCAGCTTTCAGACGAGCAGGTCAGCAAGCTTCTTCAGATAGCAAAAGCTGCGCTTGCTCTATAAACCATTGGAACTGCTCGTCGGTCATAGCCGCGATTGCCTGTTTTAACTCTTCTCTTTCGTTTTCCATCCCGGCGACACCCTTTCATTTTTGGTTGTTATCTAATTTTACAGTATTTTCTAGAGAAGCACAATGCAACACTTTTCTACAAGCTTTTTGGGGAAAGAGGTATGATATGGGGCGCAAGAAATCTGTTATCCCCGGCTTCAGCCTGAACCGGGCGCTTGGCATTGCCTCGGCAAAACAGAAGATTGCACGTGCGACCGGAATCCCGACCACCAAACAGGGCCGCAAGCGGAAAATGCAGAGCCATCTCTGGGCAGCAGTGGCTGTCGGCACGGCTGCGGCTTGCAGCCAGAATCAGAGCCAGCCCCGAACTACGGAAGAATCTGAGCAGATCACGAAGACGGTTGCAACGCACCGAAACATCCGCAAGCACGTCATCCGCATAGCAATTGCTCTTTGCATAGGGCTTCTCGTAGTACTCAAGATAAAGAGTTTGTTATTCTGAAAGAAAGAGACGTGATCTCTATGGCTACACAAAGGCGCATCCGGCGGCTTGTGATCGGCGCATTGTTCCTATGCCTGACCATTTGCACGCTGGTTGTCAAGCAGTACGTCTTTGCGTTTCTTCTGGGCACGGCGACGTACTGGCTCATTCTCAGCGGCGTCTTCGAGGCCTTCTCAGATGAGGCGGACCCCGAGACCGAAAAGCCCGCGATGTCCAAGGCGTGGGTGCTGGGCGGCCTGGCCTTCTTCCTTACAATCGCCGGGCTGTTCGTCTGGCTGAGCCCGACGCGCGGCCAGACGCACAAGACCGCCGAGGATATCCAGCTGACGGTCGATCGCTCTGGAGACCCGGACGCGGGACTGCATCAGCAATACGTATCGGAGCTGGTCACGCCCGATGATGAGGCGGAAACCAAGACGGACGAGCTCCAGCAGCCCGTCGACCGCTCCCGCGAGTACGTGCTCAACACGAACACAAACGTTTTTCACCTGCCCGAGTGCAGTTATGTAGGATCCATATTGGATGAAAACAAAGAAGTATACACTGGCACGCGCGACTCCGTGGCTGACATGGGGTATGAACCTTGCGGGCATTGTAATCCTTAGTTTTGTTCGCCCCGCCGTCGTGCCACTGACGGCGGGGCTTTTGGTTTGCTGCAAGCAGTGTGGGAGCCGCCTGTGAGTATAGCTTACAACGCGGCAAGCGGTAATGTCGAGAAAGCATCATTGTAAATTGTACCCAGAATCGCATTATTTAGGAAAGGAATCTTGCTGAGAATGTCAGAATTGTACGAAATCTGTCGAGAAAAAAAGGAAAACACGGCGCCGCGTATCACAAACCAGGATCTTGCCGAAGCAATCGGCAAATCAACAACCACTGTTGCGCAGTTCCTGCGCGGAGATGCCCCAAACGCGTCCTACGACACAGTGCTTGCGCTGTGCCGTGAGCTTGGGGTGTCCGTAGACGAATACAATGGACTGCCGCATGAGGTTCCGGACCCGAACCCCGCGCTGTTGGAGCGGATACACAGTCTGGAGTTAGAGCGCAAGGCATTGGCCGATGCGTCAGAACGGATGAATGAGCATCTGGTGACTTGCAAAAAATCGCTGAAAATGCACCGTTTCGTAACAACTGTCCTGCTGGCCATGTTTTGCCTTGTGCTTCTCGCGATCATCATCGACCTGCTGGACCCGAATGTCGGCTGGATTCGCCGCGTGTCCCATATCGGCATGCAGTGACTGAATCTGTAACGGTGTCCAAGTCTGACACGGGAGGTTTGTATGGCGATCCCCAAGTACTACGTGCGCCCGGATGGGCTGCATGAGACGATCATCAAAATAAACGGCAAGCGCAAAGCCTTCCGAGGCCGAACCGACCGCGAGGTCTGGGAGAAGGTCAAAAGCTACCGCGCCGACGCGGCCGCTGGGAAGACCGAAACCTTTGAGAGCGTAGCGCACGCCTGGTGGAACGAGATCGAGCCGACGCTGGCCGCAAATACGCATCGGGGCTACAACCCGGCCTATGAGCGCGCCGTGGCCGAATTCGGTAAGATGGGCGTAGTCTCGATCACGGCCAAGGATATTGAGCGCTATATCAACCAATTTGCAAAAACCTACGCCAAAAAGACCGTCGTCACGCAGCGGCAGATCATCCGCCAGATCTTAAACAAAGCCCAGCGCGAGGGGTATATCGCCTACAATCCGGCGGAGGCCGTCCTGCTCCCCAAAAACCTGCCGCAGAAAAAGCGCCGCGCGCCAAGCCCTGATCAAATCAAAAAAATAAAAGCCGGCCTCTCGGACGACTTTGGGCTCTTTGCCTTTTTGATCTATTATACCGGCTGCCGCCGCGGCGAGGTGGAGGGGCTCAAGTACGAGGACATCGACCGCAAGGCAAAGCGCATCCGTATCCAGCGCAGCGTCTACAACGTCAGCACCAAGCCGGAGATCAAGGAGCCAAAGACCGAGGCCGGTATCCGCTCCGTGCCGCTGCTGGACGCGCTGGCCGCTGCCCTGCCAGATAAAAAACGCGGTTTTATATTTTCTGACGACGGCGGCAAAACCCCGACGCCGGACTGGAGGATCACCCGGCAGTACGAGGACTACCAGAAGCGCACCGGCGTCACCGTCACGCCGCATGAGATCCGGCACGGCTACGCGACCGCCCTGCACGAGGCGGGCGTGGACTATAAAACCGCGCAGCAGCTGCTCGGCCACGCCCAGCTCTCGACCACGATGGACATTTACACGGATATTTTGGATAATACCATCGACGACGCAGCCGCAAAAATGGGCAAGTCCTTTTGACCCTGATTTACTGTGTTCATTCTGTGTTCGCAGGCGTGTATTTTGGCGCTAGGATACGCTAGGCTTTGCCATGCTGGTGCAATCCCGAAAACAAAATATTTTTGATATAAAGTTCCGTGTTCGGCTGATAAAATCAGGAAATATGCAAACAAAAGCACCCGAGAATTTGATTCTCGGGTGCTTTCATCTTGGCGGAGTGGGAGGGATTCGAAGCATATAAACCCAAAGTAATACCAATGTAAAATCAGATTACTGTGTTTATACTGTGTTCAATCTCTTTCGAGCATTGGCTCTACGATACCGTGATAGTACCCGGCGATTTTTGCCTCGGGGCCGCCGCCGTCCTTGTCAAAGAGGAACGCCTTCGCGAGGTCTGCGTAGTATTCCGGCCGGTCGAGGCCGTATTTCTGCGCAACCTCGAAGTTGTCCGAGTACTCCATATTGAGTGCCGCGAACCAGATCCACGGGTCGACGTGCACGCCGATGCTGTTGGCCACAGCCGCGGTCTGCTCGAGCGTCCAGTGCGCGCCCATTGAGCCGTCGTCATTTTCCATGTGCTCTGTCCAGCGCCGCGCGTCGTCCTCGGTAAACGTGGAGGCTTCGGGCTCCATCGTGATCTTATCCGCCTTGCACAGCGCGTCCATGAGCATGGTGCAGCTGCCCACGCTTCGGGAGCATACGGGCTCCGCCATGCACGCCTCAAGCGCTTCGCAGAGTTTGGCCTTATAGGCCTTGATTTTCTCCGTCATAGGCTAAGCAAGCTTGAGCAGGCCGGTGCAGAGCTCGACCACATTGCCCGCTGCCGTCGAGTCGGTCGTCGCGATGAGGGTAAAGGTGTGGTTCACGCAGCAGCAGCACCCGGACAGCGCCAGTTCCGTCTCCGTGTGGATCTCGGTGTTTCCGGTTGCCGGAAGCGTTACCTTGCGCAGCGTGCAGGGCAGCGCGACGCCGTCCATGTACCACTGCAAGGTGAGCTCGCCAGCCGCGGACGACGTAATGACCGCATCGGCTACTAGGTGATAGAGCCCAATTTTTACGGTGTCGTAGCTCTGAGGCTCGACCTGAATGGACTCGCCGGAGTTGACAACCTTCGCGCCCGCAAGCGTGAGCACTGTCGCAGCGTTTGCTGCAAGCGTCTGCGGGCTGTTATTAAAATACCGGACGCAGGATTTCTGATAGGATTTGCTGTTTCCGCTACAAGACATTTACTCGTCTCCTTTCAAAATTATGAAAAACGGGGCAATCGCCCCGGATAGTTATATCAGGTTTGGTCCGTCCGTCAGCCGCCGCAGCCGCACGGATTGCAGGGCGGGTTCTGGTAGTACCTGCCCAGCTGGCCGAGGATGTACTGCGACTGCATATAGTCGTTGTTCGCGGCGCGGCTCTGTGCGAGTTCGTCGCGCAGGCGCTGGTTCTCCTGCTGCTGCAGGAGCGTTCTGGTCGCCTCGCCCTCGGCGTGGATAGCCGTCTTGATCTCGCAAGCGTTGATGCTGGCGTTGTAGTTAACTCCGTCGATCGCGCGGAGAATGTCGCAGCAGCACTTCTGCTGCACAGAGATGCCGCTCTCCGTGACGGACTGCAAATCGCGCAGCTCGCCGAGGATGTTGTATGCGTTGTCCTTGACGGCGCTTGTGACGTCGTACGCGCCCTGGCGCGTTGCGGCCACGCCCTCGTTGTTCTGGCGCTCCAGAGCCGCAAAGTCCGTTGCACGCTGTACGTCGGCCTGCGTCGCCGGGGCACTCTCGCCGCTGCTGCCGCCGAAGCCTCTGCCCGCGAAGAGCAGGAAGAACAGCGCGATGAGAATCACAATACCCCATCCACCGAAGCCATAGTCCTTATCCATTGTATTCCCTCCTTTCGGGCTAGATTATTGATAGGCGCTTACGCGCGGTATCACTTGCTGATCTGGCCGACGAGCTCGCCGACCGTCTTGTTTTTGTTTGCCTCGAACCATGCCTCAAAGCCCGGCTGCGAGGACAGGAAACTAAGCACCATCTGGGGACTCTGGCCTTTAAGCGTCGTCATTGCCGTCTGCATCAGGCCGTTCAGCAGTTTGTTTCCGCTGCCGCCGCCCATCAGTGCCATGATCGGATTTTGCATTGAGTTTTCCCTCCAATTCCTCGATTTTCCCGGCCATGCTCTGTAGGCCGTCCGTGATCTGCTTCAGCTGCTCTTGCAGCTGGGTCGCTGCCTTTTCCTCTTCCGTTGGCTCCGGGAATATCCGGAACCGCGCAATGGTCTTTGCCGCCATGCTGTCGGTGCGGATGTAATAGAGCAGATTTTCCGTCTCATGCAGCGCGAGCGCGTTGTCGTTTGGCTGCATCTGCAAATTGTTGATACTGGCCTCGCTCGCCACAGTCAGCACGCCAAGCTTCGGCGGCTGCTGGGGCATTTGCGGCACCTGCGCTCGCGGCATGGGCTGCATCTGCACCTGCTGCGCGCCGTCCATCTCCCAGCGCCCGGTATATGGGTTGTATGCCATCCTGTGTCCCTCCTTTTGAGACCATTGTACAGGATGTCCATTTCCCAAGGGTGGCGCGAGTGTGATTTTATGTGCAAAATAATTTGATTTTTTTAAAATAATGCTTGACATATACGGGTAAACCGTATATAATAAAACCATAGAGATAAACAAAAAACAAACCCCAACACGGGGCAGGAGGAAATAAAAATGAAAGCTACTATTTATGCAAACTACGGAATGCTCGCAGCTGAAAAGCGCTGCATCTACACCACGGCCGAAACCGACGCCACCGTCTCCGAGCCGCTTGACGTCGTCATTCCCGAGAAGTTCGCCCCGGCGAAAAACGCTGCTGGCGAAATCGTCGTCACGCTGGACGGTTACAATTATCGCTTGCAGGATGTTCTGTGCGGCAACGAACAGCCCTGCGTCATGATCCCGGGGTACACCACCAGATACGAGCAGCTCGCTCGTGCCTAAGCCAAAGCGAGGGAATCCAAATGCCAACTGATGCACAGAAACGCGCCCGCAACAAGTGGGACGCGGAGAACCGCACCGTAATCGGGTGCAAGATGCGGCGAGAAGACGCGGAAGCGTTTAAGGCCGCCGCGCAGGAAGACGGAACAAACCCAAACGAGCTCTTGCGCGGCTGGATTGGGGACTACATGAGCAGGGAGGTGACGACTATGACAGCCGAGCAGATCCAGGCGCTCGCTGTGATCTTTGCGATCTGCCGCAAGGCGACAAAGACGCAGAGCCAGAGCGACATTGACAACGCGCAGCGTTACCCCATCAAATGGGCGACCATTATGGTCCGCAAGCTCCACGCGATGGGCAAAGCCACCGAAGAGATCGACCGCGCGATTGCCGAGCAGTACGGAAAAATCGACATCGACACGTTTACGGCCAACTTTGACAAATGCCTAACGCTCGAGCAGCAAGGCGTTTGGAGCCTTGCATTTTATAAGGCAATGCAATAAAGCACGCTTTGGGCGCGCTGGGACACTTTAATAGGAGGGACATTATGACGGCAGATGAGTACATAGCCGAACTGGAGAGCCGCTGGCCAAAAAACATCCCGCTGGGGATGCTACGCGACGCAGTGATCGTCGTCTCCAGCCGGAAGTTGCAGGAGATTAAAGCCGAGCTGCATGGGACGGATCAATCGCACAACCTTTGCGCTGGGCGCCTTTGTGAGTACAAAATAGGGACTGTCGACATGGCAAACTTTGAGGCGCTCGTCCCGGGCTTTGACGCAATCCATTTCGTGGAGGTTGGGGACTACCTTGTCCATCAAGGCAAACTATCGCAAGTCACACGTGTCAACCGTAGCTCAACCGGGCGTGAGGCCTTTGTTGATATCACGCCAGTCGCTGACATTACATACCTTGGATAAAAACACCCGGTGTCCAACTTGGACACCGGGTATTTTATATCATGTTGAGCCTCTTTGCTGTCTGCCGCGCCCTCGTATAAATCCCGGGCAGCCGCCTCGACAGGGTGCTGCGCTCCATGCACAACTCGACGGCCACGTCGATCTGGGGCGCTTTGCCCACGATGTAGCGGCGCACGATCTCGGCGTCCTGCCTGCTGTATCCGGCCTCGCGTATGACGCGCTCCCACTCGCTTTGCAGCAAACCGGATAAGTCGTCTGGGATATGGACTCTTGCGCTTGCCATGGCGTCCCTCCTTCCGGAGGGCGCGGCGGGCAGCTTACTTCATCGCTTTTGCAAGTTTCTTCAAGAGGTCATCGCCGTACTTATAGGCGGCGAGATAGTTGATCGTGCCGTCGGTCAAACCGGCTCTTGCCTTAATCGTCCGCTTGGCTGCCTCGACGGCCTCGTCAACCTTCACGGTGTCGTACTCGACCCACGGGAGCTTGCCGTGCTTCTGCCAATTGCGGGCGTGGTAGCCTGCTTTCGTGCCGATGTTCTGGACGGCGGTGATCTGTGCGCCGTTGTCCCAGATCGGGGTGCATTCGACCGCCAGACCGTCCCCGATGTACATGCCCCAGTGACCGGGCATCCAGAGGCCTTCGCCGGGAATGAGCTTGTCCCAGCCGATGCCGGACACGGCGTAGCACTTGGCGATCATGCCGTCGGCGGAGACATCCGGCACGCTGTTCGAGGCGTATCTTGCACCGCCGTAGTAGGCGTTTTTGTTTCCGTTCCAGCCCCAGAGGATGCCCTTTGTCAGGTTTACGCAGTCAAAGCCATAGACGATCTTCCCGATAAGACTGCGCAGATATGTGACTCTGCCGCCGGTGTACCAGTCCGGATACTGGGCGGATTTCTTGTTAATGATCGTTTCGCTCACGGGGGAGCCGAAGCAGCCCCACATGTAGACGGTCTTGTAATTCTTCGCAACGTCAATGTGCCTGCGCACAAGCTCGGATGCTTTCATCATTTCTTTTCGCCCTCCTGCGGCGTACCCGCACTGTCAAGTACGTCCTGCGTCTTCTGGGACTGGGTCCCGAAATAAAACGCGATGATCACGGCGTAGATCGTCATAAAGTCCTGCGAGATTTTGCCCGCGACGGACATATAGGCAAACACACCCGTCAGGATCAGCGTAACCAGAGATTTAACGCTGAGCAAATTGCCCAGCCGCTTTTTGATATTATCCATTATGTACCTCCATCGTCATTTGGTTTTGCAAATACTCTCTTGCACAGCAGGAGCAGCAGCTCCCCGCCGAACGCCGCCGCCGCGAAGATCAGCACGTCGGAGAGGTCGGACGGGCGGTCGAGGATGACCGCGACCGTCTTGATGACCACTGCCCACGCGAGCGTAAGCGTCAGGGCGTAAATGCAGTAGTAGACCAGTTCCCGCGCCATGCGCCCCTTCGTCTTCCGCTGCGGCTTTTTCTGCCCGTCCGCCATACTAGCCTCCCAGTCCCGCCAGAGCCAGCGCGTAGCCGACCAGCCCCGCGACGATTGCTGTCACGGCTGCCTTGATAAGCCCCTCCCAGCGGCTGCCTGGGAGCGCCTTGAGGGCTTTCACGTCGGTCTTGATCTCGTTCAAGTTCGACTCGATCGTCTCCTGCTTCGTCGCCAGCACCTCCACAGAGGTAGCCAGCTGGTGAAGCGCCTTGTTGTCCGCCTCGAGCTCGTCGATGCGGTGCTGGTTGGATTTGCAGCGCGCGTCGAGCGCTGCAACATACGCCTGAATTTCGTCGTCCATATCTGTCTCCTTTCTCGCCCGGAGGCGGCGTTATACTTTCTTCCAGGCCGTCGGGGCGACCGTCGGTGTGAACACATTCCCGTCCATGAGCGACTCATACAGGCTGTTTCCCCACCAGCCTTTTTCGCCCTTTGCGAAGGCCAGTGTGGCGGTAATGGTCTCAGGGATGATTCTGTATCCGTCCCGGTACTGCACGTCCTCCCAGAGCGTAGACGCTTTGTCGGGCGTGTTCTGCGCGGTGTCCCATAGGTCGACGGCGGCTTTTTTGATCTTGCCGTGCCAGTTGATGCGCGTGCCTGCCTTGACGAGGCTGCCGCCGCCGGTCAGCGTCCCCAGAAGCTCCGGCGCGAGGCTGACAGTCTTGTCGTCCAAAGCGCTTGCCGCCTGCTCGATGTACGGGCGCATTTTTCGTGCCCTCTCGGTGTACGTCATGGTGCTGCCTCCCCCAGTAAGATCTTTGCCGCCGTCTCGGTGTCGGCAAGCCGCTCACGCAGCTGCTCTGGGCTTGCCGTCTCGATGTCAAAATTGTCTGTGACAAGCTTGCCAGTTTCCGTGTAGGTGTGTGGCGCGCCGTCAACGTCGATGGCCTCATCGTACTCTGCGCCCGTCTCTGCTTGCCGGATGAGATAGCCCGCGTCTGAATACGTCCGGTACAGCTCCACGCCGTCCGCGCGCGTTTTGTAGTGCTCTCTTACGATCATGCTCACACCCCCACAATATGGTCTGCCAACGAGCTCCAGTTTGTTGCCGCCTTCCACGCATCCGCCAGAGAGGCGGGAACTTTGATTTCCAACTGCGGATGTGTTTGATCGAACGCGTTGACGTTGGCCAGCGTGGGCACGGCGGTACAGTGCGTAAGATCCACAAACCGCAGCGGATAGCATCGCTGAAATACCTGTGCCGGGATGCTTGCGATGTCCCCGAGGCATGTCACTCTGCGCAGCGCGTAGTCACCCTGAAATGCGGCAGCAACAAAGGTTGTAGCGTCCGCTGGGATAGTGACTTCTAACAGAGCGCGACAGCCGCTGAAGTCTCCAACTTGCCCGTTGACAGCCTTGATGTGGACGCGCTCGAGGGCTTCCGCAAAGCAGGCGGTAGCCATATCAAAATTTATCTGGCGGATTGCTGTATTTGCGGTAGAAAGACCATCTCTTTGCGTCGTCCCTTTCGGTGTTGCGATTGCGCGGAGATTGGCGCACCTATAAAATGTTTGCCGAATTTCATCCATATCCGCCGCGATTAACACACGCAGTTGTGTACACATTTCAAATGACCGGGCGGCATATACTTTTGTTGTTTGCGGGAGCGTAATGCTCTCAAGTCCGACACAATTGCGGAAGCATCCCGGGTCTGTGCGCACAGCCCTTGCACCGACCTCAACTCTCCGCAGCATCGCGCAGCGGCCACTATCGGTTTCGCCGTTTGCAATCAGCATCCGGCCATCGTGTCCTAGCCACATCGTCTTACCATCTTTGACACTCATCGTAATCACGTATGAGCCACTGGAGGCGTACACATGCCGATGCTCGATCCACGAACTTGCGTCTTTTGTTTCCGGTGTTGTGCCGTCGCCCCAGTCAACAGTCGTGGCGTTTATGTTTGATTGCCAATAATTGAGCACGAAATCGTCCCACGTCTCGGTGTCCACGTCAACGTAGATCCTTGTTTTGCCGTCATCTGTGATATACAGCGCGCCGATATCGAGCTCACGGCCTGCGTCCTTGATGTCTTGGAGCGTCCAGTTCCAGCCCTGACAAATCAAGCCGTCATGCGAGGGAAGGGGCGGCAGCTCTGTCTTTGTGGTCAGCTCGGCGAGCGTCCAGCTGTAAAGGAGCGTCCCGTCGTAGTCCCAGAAGTTGATGTCCGACTCCTTGGGCGGGGCGGTATCTAACGTGCCGGTGATCTTCGCGCCCGAAGCGTCGTGCGCTGTCACGCCGGATTTGAGCGTCGCGGGTGTTACGGTGTCCTCGGTCAGGTCGATGAGCACCTTGTCGCCGTACACGACCTTGCTCTTTGTGGTCTCACCTCCGGAAATCTCAGGTGCCGCCATACGCTCACGCTCCTGCCTTCTTGCCGATGGTGACGGTCACGCCGCCAGCAGCGTTTGGCGTTTCATTGTAGTAGATCGCGGCCACATCGACCTGCGACATGTAATCGTAGCCGGGGTCCGGCAAAATCGTCTGCGCGGTCGTCAGCGGCTCGACGGACTTCGTCTGCGCCTTGATGGCCTCGCCGCTGTACGTGCCCGTCACGCCGAGGATCGTCACGCCTGCCTTGATGTTCCCGGCAATGATCTTTGCGGCCTCTGTGGGGTCGATGGCGACCTTGCCGCTTCCGTCGTGGTATCCGATGGGGACGATGTACTCGCCCTTGACCGTCGTGATCTTCGCGGCCACCGCGCCGTTGTTCGGCATTTCGCCCGTGATCAGGCTGCCACGCGCGCCCGCCGTCTTGCCGAAGAGGATCTCCGAGGCCTTGACGGTCGCGCCGGACGTGTCGAGGTCAAATTCGCACGTGCCGGTATGCAGCTCGCCGTCCGAGCCGTGATATTTAAAGCCAAGCAGGACTTTGCCCGGCTCTACCGTGTCGGCGGTCAGGTCTAACAGCACCTCGCCGCCATAGATAAATTTACTTCTGCCCAAAATTTACACCTCCGATGCAATGTAGACCGTCGTGCCGGTCTCGTTGGATACCTCATAGTATGGGACTTTTGTGACGGTCACATCGTCCGCCAGCAGCTTGTTTTTCGTCGGCAAAACAACCGGCTCAAATGCCTTCGGCACGACCTCGTAGTCCCCCTCATACGCCTCGCCGCCCTGATAAACCACCTTCGCGGGATCGATCCGCATCCGAATCTCCGGCTGCGAAAGCACCATTTTAAGCATATCCCGCCTCCTTGAGAAGCTCCTTGACCGGCTGCGAGACAATATCCGCGGCCTGCGGGTTGCCGTCCCCGTCCGTGAGCGCCAGCTGGAGGCGCGCGCTCTTGCCCGTGTCCAGCTGCATCGCGTCGGCAAGGGGGATCGTGACAAGCAGGTGCGTCTCGTCGACGACCGCCGGCACGTACTCGAAAAACAACGCGCCCTGCCGCAGCCAGAACTGGAGGTTCGTCGCCTTGGTCAGGTCCGCGCCGACCACCTCGACCGATAAAGCATTTTTGATCTTTTCGCGCATCGTATCACCTCACTTTGGATTGCCTACGACGTACTCGACGACGTAGGTGCCGCTGATGCGGCAGATCTTTACGCGGTCACCCGCCTTAAATGTAACGTTGGTATTGCATTTGTAATGCTTTGCTGTGGCGGCGGTCTGGCCGTCGAAGATCAGGCTCAAGCCGTCTGTGTATTTCGCGCCGACGGTGGCGAGCTCTGCTGCGGTCGGCTCCGTGGTCTGCAATTCCGTCATGCGATCACCGTCCTTTTTGCGGTATGGGTCATGAGCTCTCCGGGGCTTAATCTCAGCTGCCAGCCGGTCTCCTCGTAGATGCCGCCGAACTCGGGCGCGTCGATGCTTAGAACGTCGCCCACGCCGTGCCCACCCTCCGGCAGGCTGTAGAACGTGATTGTCCTTGTGCCGAGCTGCGACTGAAAACAAAGATCGTCCACATACGCTTGCAGCGCCTCCTGCGATGCGATATTGTCCACTTTGACCACCTGTGTGATGCGCTGGCCGCGCTTAAAAATGGAGATGGAGCTGGATGGGCTGTTGTTCTCTGCGCGCGCTACCAGCGGCGTTGCCAAATCCGGATTGCTGCAAATGGCCACGAAGACGTTCGGCGCGTCGAAGATGTCCTGCTCCTGCGACATATCGCGCGAGACGGGAGCCAGCAGCCGGATATCCGTGCTCGAGTAGCGCCAGCGGATGTTTGCCGCATTTGGTGTTGCCTTTGGCTCCAGGTGCCCGATGCCGCTGCCGTCAAACCATACGGGCTTGTAGTTGATCTCGCCCAGCAGCTGGTTGCAGATCGTGAGATAGTCCGTGCCCTCCTGCCAGTCCTCGCGGTCGGTCTGCAAGGTCTCGCTCGTGGGTGTGGCGATCACGAGGCCGATTCCGGCCTGCGTCATCAGCTGCTGCACGGCGGTAACGTAATTTGTCCCGGCGGCGAGGTGCAAAATGCCCTCCGTCTTGATCGTCTGGATCATCCAGCTGCGGTCGTAAGCGTCCAGCCGGAGGAAGTGCCCCTGCGCGCTGACGGTGTCCGAGTACGTCGTGATGCGGTACACGCCCAAGGGGTACTCTTGCCCGTCAAGCTCCAGCACAGGCTGGAGCTCGTCGGAAAGATACTCGATATCGGGGTTGTGCATAAATGTTCCGCCGAGGCTTCCCATGATGTCTCCGGACGCGTCGACGAGCACGTCGGGCGCACTGTCTTTGAGCCAGCGCAGCTCCGAGAACTTCGCGCCGCGCCGCAGCACGTCCACACGGTAAGATATCCTGTGCGTCATAGCGTCACCTCGTCGTCATAGTCGATTTGCTCGACCGTGAAATTAAAGACGTTCAAAAAGCCGTCGTGCTGCTTGGGTAGGCTCGTGATGTAGCCGATGACCATGTCGCCCTGCGGCGTCTTGGCGCAGACGAGCTTGCCCACAAGCCCCATGAGCTGCCTGATCTCGCCCTCATCGAGCAACGCCGCCGTGATGCTGAGCGAGTCCGTGCCGGAGTCGACCTCGACCGCGACGGGATAATACGCGCCGGAGAGCTGCAAAAGCTCGACCTGCCGGGAAAGTGTCCGTGTGGTCTGCCGGTGCTGGCTGTCCGAGTATGGGAGTCTCAAGGTTTGGCCGGTGTCCAAGTCTGACACCTGATGCACCTCCGCGCGAACGTCGACCGTGACCGAGCTAGACAAACCGTAGTTGCTCGAATCTGCGTAGCAGCCGCGCACCTGGTACGTTGTGCTGCCGGAGGACAGCTCGTCGGTGTACTGCGTCTGGGTGAGCTTCGCGATCGGATTGCCGTTCCGGTACACAAGGTAAAAATCGTAGCTGCCGGAGGTCTGCCAGCTTAAGTCCGCGACGCTGGAGGCTTGCACGGTCAGCGTGATACTCGCGCCCGGCGTGTTGGTGACAGGCAAAGCCGCCGCGCCCCAGTCTGACCACATGCCGTACTGGTTCTGCACGCGCACGCGCACCGTGTGGCTGCCGTCCGCAAGATACGCCGGGCTTGTCCACGTCTTGTCCGTGCCGTAGTGCGTGCCGCCCGAGAGCTTGCCGTCCAACTCCACCTGATACGCCTCCTGCTCGGAGGTCTGCCAGCTGATGGACGGCCGCGGACCGGTGGACTTGATCTGGATGCTCGGAGCCGTCGGCGCGGCGATCACGACGATCTGCGCCGCATCGCTCCACGCGCCCGCAACACCGTCTGCGTTGTAGGTGCGCACGCGCCAGTATTTGATGCTGGACGTGAGCGTCCCGGCAGGACACGTCCACTGCCGCGCCGAGCCATTCACGGTTGCAAGCGTCTGCCATGTACTTCCGTCTGCGCTTTTTTGCAGGTCTGCCTTGCTCTGCGCTGTTCCAGTTGAGATCGAGTGCTGCCACTGGAACAGTACGTCCTTTGAGCCGTCAATCACCGTGTCGACCGGGCTCAGAGGCGCGGCGGTCGGCGTTGCGTCGGCGGTCGAAATTGTCACCCAGTTGGACGTTGTGACCACGCCGCTGTTTGCCGTGACGGCTACCTGCCACTGGATGCTCGTCGTGCCAGCGAAGGTGTTGGCAGGCACCGTGACGCTCTGCGTGTTGCCGGAGACGCTGATTGTGTGGATCGTGCCGCTCGTTCCAGAGCGCCAACGGAAGACGGCAGAGGCTTGCTCGACCTCAGGCGCGCAGCTATAATTAGCAGCGCGTGCACTCCACGCAAATAGGTTGTCTTGTGTTTTTATTACTGCGCCAGAGGCAGGAGACAAATTGGATAATTCCAGCCCAATCGTGTCGCTGTCGTCGACGGTAATTGTCAAGTATGGGGCGTTAGTGCCACTTGTTGTTACAGCTACGGAACCATCGGAATAGCTTGGAAGGAAAAAAGCAATCCCGTACCATATGCCGTATTTAGTGACATAGGTGCTAATTTCGTTCCAACCGCGCGAAATGCTTGTCTTGTTGTAAGTCGAAGCAGAAATATTATTAGGCTTAGTGTTGTATGTGATGGATTCAGCGTCGAATGGTCGGACGAGACTATCCGTGTACGCCTTGTCCGCGTCTGTCACTTTACTCAGGTATGCATGCGCTGTCGAGTCGGTTATACGCTTAAAGCGCATATTTTGTGGGAGCTCCTGGAAAGACAACAGCAGATAGTCCCCGCCCGTGATAGTAACCGGGTTTGATGTGTGGTCGTTCACGCCTCTTGCAGATTCGTCCAAAAAAGCGAAATCTTTGATTTTTACAGTAGCCGTAAGGCTCAATCACGTCACCCCCATTCTGGCCACTCTTCTTTGATTCTTCATCCGGCGGATGAAATCGTCGATCTCGCGGATTTCATTTGCCTGCACGATAAAGTTGTAGGTATCGCCGCCGGAGAGGCTGCGCCCTTCCTGGTTCGTGCCGATGCGCGAGCCCTGCGGCAGCCAGACAGGCTCCGGCCCGTTTTCGCCGACCCACGTCACGCCGCCGATAAAATTGTCCGTGCCGGCTGCGTTCTGATGCCACTTGCCGTCAGCTCCCATGTATCCGCCCGTACCGGTGTAGCCCATGCCGGAAACGTAGCTCGAGCCGCTGGACAAAGCGCCCTTGTATTGCAGCTGCTGCATGTTGCTTAACTGCCCGCTGGACATGTTAAGGCCCAGCGCTGTCTTGATCTTGTCGCCGTTGAGCGTCAGCAGGCCGACAAGCAGATTCGTCGTGTCCGCGATCAGAGCCATCGTCGTCGCGACCGGCTTCAATGCCGCGTCGAGCGCCGGAAGCACAGCGACGGTCAGGTCGCCCAGCGGTTCCAAAATCTGCGTCGCAGACGTGAGGATGCTTCCGAACTTATCCACAACGCCAGACTCCACAAAAGCCTTGCCGATTTTTTGGATAAAATCTGCCGTGTTGCCCAGCGCCTCGGTCATATACGGCGCGTACTCGGCGGAGATCTGCTTCGTGACGGCTTCCTGCGTCTTGAGGAGCTTCTGCTGCGCAGCGTCCGTCGCTGCGAGCGCTTCGATTGCCTCGTTATCCAGCACGTAGCCCATCTCATGCGCTTCGTCCGTGTACTTTTTGAGTCCTTCGCTTCCTACCTCAATCAGAGGGTTCAGCTCCTGCGCGGATTCCGACATCAGATCCATCGCCAGCGCGTCGCGCTGCGCCTGGTTGTGCATGTTTCCGAGCGAGTCAATGACGTCATAAAAGACAGAATCTGCGCTGCGGAGGCTCCCGTCTGTGTTCTCGATCTCGACGCCCAGTGTCTTAAAGGCTCCCGCCGTGTCCTCCGAGCCGTTCTGCGCCTCCTGCATCTTGTTTGTGATTTCCTTGAGAGAGTCCTTGACCCGATCATAGGAAACGCCGATCATGTCGGAGGCGTACTGAAATTCCTGAATCTGCTCGGTGCTCTGCCCGGTCACACTTGCAAGCGTCTTGATTTCCTTCGCGTAAGCGGCAGATTCCTTTGTGATGGACATCAGCTTCTTCTCGGCCTTGACGACAGCTGCGATCAGAGCGGCAAACCCACCGACTGCCGCCGCCGTTCCGGCGTTGATGCCGTTGAGAGAGTTCAGTGCCTTCGTCGCGCCCTCGGGCAGGTTGATACCCAACTTATCCGCCGCGCCGCCGATCGCGTCACCAAGGCCGACGGCCTCGCCCTTGCCGTCTGCAAAGGATTCCTTGAGGTTGGCAAAGATGCCCTTTGCGCCTGTTCCTTCCTCCTTCGCCTTTGCGACGGAGTCCTTGACCTTATCCATCGCCTGCTGGAATTTCGAGCCGCTCGCGCCCGCCTTGTCAAGCTCGGCGTTGTTCTCTTCCAGCGCCTCCTGCATCTGCTTGAGCTTGGTCTCCGCGTCAATGAGGCTTGTCGACCAGTCAATGGTGCGCTTGTCGGCCTCGCCGTAGGTTTCGCCCGCGCGCTGGAGGACTTCTCGCAGCGTGTCGACCTTCTCCTGCTGGGTCTGCATCTGCCGGGCGAGCACGTCGCCCTTGGCCGTCAAGGCCTCGACGCTGTCGGCGTTGTCTGCAAAATCCTGTTCTGTGGCGCGCATCTCCGCGCCTAAGTTTTTAAGTCCTGCGTTGATTTGGGCAAGGGCGGCGCGATATTCCTTCTCGCCGTCCATTTTGACTTTTGTGTTAATGCCGGGCGTTGCCATCAGCCGCCACCTCCCATCAGGTACTGTGCCAGCGACAAGCGCGCAGGCTGCTCCGGCGCATTATGCGCACACCGGCTCGGCGTGGCCATGGAGAAGTACTCTCTGTAGATAGCCATGCACCGCGCCGGTGTCATCCTGCGCCAAAAGACGGTCTCGTCGTTTTTCAGCACATTTACCCAGATATTCAGGTACCATGCGAAGTTGATACCGCCGCCTCCGCTTCCATGGTCTCCGCTTTTTTTTCGTCGTCTGTTTCGTTAACGGCCAGGATCGTCATACGCATAATGTCCGGCGCGAGCCGATCGACCGTGTCGTAGGATAGCCGTCTCCCGAGCTGCTTCTCGGTGTATGTGATGGCAAAGCCCTTTTCGTCCACCCATTTCTGCTCATCGGCGTAGTCGTTGAGCATTGCGGCCAGCAGCTGCAAGACCGACTTGAGCGTCCGTTTGCGGGACAGGACGGGGCCGAAATTGCCGCCGTTGACGATCTGCACCTCGGCAAGGACATTGTTGTTGCAGCGGAGTACCCAATCGCGCCCGTCAAAGCGCCACGCGACTTCGCGCGGCTTGATATCTTCCATGCTTAGCCTCCCGCCACGTCTGTGGCTGCCGTCTTAAAGACCTCGTCGCACCACGCCTTGGCGTCGGCCTCGGTGTCGAGCGTCGCGACCTCCAGAAGGTCGCCAAGATCGTCGACCAGGAACTCGCCGGTCGTGGTCGGGGTCTGGAACGCGATGCTGTCACCCATCGTCTGTCCGTTTGTTGCAGGCGGCCCAAAGAGCACCTTCCGGGCGAACACCGCCGTGAATTTCTCCACGCCGTCGATCATGTCGGGCATGTAAAAACTCCACCCGACGTACTTGCCGGTCGACTTCTTGCCGAAGGTCAGGCTCTTGACGGTGGAACTAGCCACGGTGCGCTGTTTTTCGTACGCGCCGTACATAAGCTTCTGCGCTTCAGTCGGGATATACTTGACGCCGGCGGTCGCCGTGCCGCCCGTGGCTTTTTTCAGGTACTCTGCCAGAACGGACTCGGCGTAAATCCGGCCTTCGGCAAAGCGCATCTCAAGGCCTACGGTCATCGCGTCGCCCATGGAGACGGGCGTGCCGTACTCCGTGCCTTCGCCGGTTGTTTTTTTCTTATACTCTGCGACTTGCAGGTATCGTAAATCAAATGCAGGCATGATTGCCTCCTTTCATTGATTGCTGTTGATAATTTCTGCTGCCTTGTCGGTCATGGCCTTGTTCGCGCGGTCCCACGTGGACTTGACGGCGTTAGACCAGTAATAGTCGGCCTTGATCTTGCCGCCCGTGCGGCGGCCGTAGTTGAGGACAAAGCCCTTGACGGCGTATTTCTGCTGCCGCGAATCCTTGCCGGAGATCGTGACGTACATGTACGGCACGCCCTTTTTGTCGCGGGAGACCTTGCGCGCCTTTGTAAAG